GCCTCGCGGTATCTTATTTAAATCAAAAACAAAATGTGTTTCCTGCAGGATCATTTGTAGCCACAAATATTTCTACTACAGGAGCAGCCACTGGCACAGCAGCCAGTCCTGGTGCTGCAGGTATGGGCGGCTCTGAGAGACCTGGCAAGCGATTATACAATCCATTATCAAAACTAGCGAGCTATACATATCAGTTATCATGGTATATGATTACTCCAGACGCATATCAAGAATTTGTTAACACCGGTAGAAGAAATATCAATGCATTAGCGACTGCTGGCCCCGTTAGCGATGCTAATCCAACAGGTGCAGGCGCCGGCGCATATGTTATCGCACAAAGCGGCGGCATCAATAATAAAGTATCACGCCGAGCACCGGGATTTGAATTAGATTACTACATCGACAATCTGCGTTATGATACGGTTATATCAAGCCAGGGCACGGGAACAGACACTAGTACGATCCCTACTTTTAATTTCACAGTAACAGAACCATATGGATTTAGTTTTTTGAGCAATCTAAGACGAGCAGCAGATGCATTAAAGGCTTATACTGATAGCACAAGTTACAAAGAATTAAGTAATGATTTTAAACAAATATACATTTTAGGTATAAGATTTTATGGCTACGATATAAATGGTAATCTTATAAAACCAGGTGATAAATTATTCGGTGAACCGATTGATCCTGCAGGTTCTGATGCTCTATTTGAAAATTATTATGACATGCAAATTGTCAATGTAAAATTTAAATTAGACGGTAAAAGTGTTGTTTATAACGTTGAAGCAAGTGGTATTAATGCACAGGCTTTGTTAGGAACCAAGCGAGGAAGAATCCCTACCGGTGTTAAAGTTCAAGGAAAAACTGTGAACGATGCATTGCAGGGTCCTGATGGATTGATTACAAAATTAAACAAGATGGAACTTGAGAAAGTTAATAAAAGCAAACCTGATGCTACTGTACCAAACAGATATAAAATAGTATATCAAGGTGATGCCGAATCTAGAATAGGCAGAGCCAGCATGGTAACACAGTCTGACCTGGATAAGATTAAATGGCCGGGTTCTGGTGCTAAGACAACTACCGAATCTACTGATGCTAAAGGCGCTAAACCACCTGATCCAAATCAAAGAATGATTATTTTAAATAACGATGTGTCTATCGTGCAGGCTATAGAAACTATTATTAAACGAAGTGCATACATGGAAAACGCATTGAAAACTGTTTATGCCAATACTAAACAACCTGATGTCAATCAAAAAAATAATCCTCAAGTAAAGCGCGAAAATCCGTTACCATTGGCGTGGTTTAGCGTAAACTCAAACATAGTTAAATGCGAGTGGGATGATAAGATAGGCGACTGGGCATTTGAACAAGAACTAGTCATAAGCGTATACGAGGTTCCTAGCGTAGCGACCCCTTTTGCGCCGGATCAATCTAGATATTATGGCCCACATAAAAGATATGATTATTATTTTACCGGTCAGAATAGTGAGATATTAGATTATCAATTGCAGTTTGATAATTTGTATTTCAATACTGTTTTAGGAATAGAGGCACAAAATTTTCAAAGTATAGCAGCGGCACAAAATCCCGGAGCAGAGCGAGAAGGACAACAAGCACCTGCAGGTAATAGTGGGTCTGCCACGGGTGATACGAAAACAACAGCCGGCAACACCGGACAAAAAGCAGATGCACCGCCGCCGGGTCAAAAAGATACTAGCGCAGGTACAGCAAGAGCAGGAGGAACCTCTGTTAAAACTGGAATCAAGTCTGTCGGAGATAGAACAGGGGTGCTAGCAGTAGGACTTGAAGCACAAAACAGTATAGTTACTAGTTTGCAAGATGAGGGTGCTTATGCAAACGGTAAGATTAAGATATTAGGCGATCCAGATTTTCTGATCCGCGATGCTGCTACTTCCATAGCAGAACTATATAATAAATTTTATGATACTGATGGATATACTATCAGCGCAAATGGTGGACAAGTCTTTATAGAAGTAGCATTCAAAGAAGCAGTAGATTATAAAAATAGCACCGGTTTAATGGAAATAAATGAGAATATATTCTTTATAAATTATCCTCAATATATCAAAGACATGGTACAAGGCGCAGTTATATGGTTAGTCTATAAAGTACAAAGTACATTTGCAAATGGTAGATTTGAGCAAGTGCTAGAATTAGCAGGACCTACATTTGATACCGGCGAACCGTCTCCTGATTCAACAGCGGCAACAACTGGATCACAAACATCTTCAGCACAATCGTCATCCGCTGATGATGATCAGAAACCTTTACAGAATTTAGATAAAAGCGGTTTAACAAACTTAGACGGAACACCTCTTAGAGGCGGCGGATAATAATGGCACAAGACGTTATAAAACCAAAAGGTCCACTTAAAAGAAGCAGTCCAGATGCAGGCGGCGCTAATCCACGCATGGTTCCTGCATTGGGTATCGTAAAAGATAATGTTGATCCTAAACGCAGCGGTCAGGTCATGGTCTATATCTCAGACAACAGCGGTCTAGATCCTGAAAACAAAGACAACTGGCGTCCAGTGACTATGTTGAGTCCCTTTTATGGTGTCACAAGACCAGACGCAGGTGATACAGAGTTGGGAACATTTAAGACTAATCCAAGCAGTTATGGTATGTGGTTTAGTCCCCCCGACATAGGGACTACTGTGCTATGCTTGTTCGTTGATGGTGATATGAACTATGGATTTTATGTAGGTTGTGTCATGTCGCCGGAAGCATTGCAGATGGTTCCTGCTATAGGTGCTACTGATAACATAATACCAAACGAAGGTGAAGCAAAAAGTTATGGCGGTGCGAAACGATTACCAGTCACTAACATCAACACCAACAACAAAAATGTGGCTGATAGTTCTGAATATTTGACAGCACCTAAACCTGTACATAGTTATAGCTCAACCATAATGTTTCAGCAGGGTATATTGCGCGATCCAGTCAGAGGCCCCATAAGTTCAAGTAGCCAGCGTGAAAGTCCTAGTAGAGTTGGTTGGGGAATCAGCACACCAGGCCGCCCTATATATGAGGGAGGGTTTGATGATACTAGCATAGCAGATAACCTTCAAGCAGATAAAAGCAAACAACTAAGGGTGGTATCGCGTAGAGGTGGTCATACTATAGTCATGGATGACGGTGATATCATTGGTCGTGACCAATTAGTTAGAATCCGCACGTCATTAGGTCATCAGATATTAATGAGTGATGACGGACAGACCTTGATGATATTGCATTCTAATGGACAAAGTTATGTTGAACTAGGCAAAGAAGGTACAGTAGACATATATGCTACTAATAGCATAAACCTTCGCACACAAGGCGATCTAAACTTACACGCTGATAATAATGTAAACATACATGCTACAAAAAATTTAAACATACAGGGCGAAAATATTCATATTAATAGTGAAAAAGAATTCAAGCAAAGAGTTGGCGCAGATAGTCAATATTTTACAACGGGAAAAAATACAGTCAAAGTCGGCGGTGCTTATAGTGTTAACTCAGGCGGTCAAGCAAGCATGGCTTCGGGCGCAGAGGCATTTGTAAATGGCTCTAAAGTAAATTTAAATAGCGGGCAGGCATCAACGCAGCCGGCTGAAGTTCCTGCGATAGATAAGACATTACATACTGATACATTATTTGATGAAGAAAAAGGATTTGCAGCAGCGCCAGGCAAACTAGTTAGCATCACAAGCCGCGCACCTGCACATGCGCCATGGAGCAACGCAGGTCAGGGAGTAGATGTAAAGACAGATTTAAATGCTAGCAGTTCGTTGCCTTCTTCACCTGCAAGCAGCGTACAACAAACAAATCAAGTAGCAGCAAGCTCATTGAATAATCCAGTAGCAACATCATCTGCTGCTACAGCACCTAACATGGGCGCTGCAAGCAAGGCATTGAACACACAAGCAACACAAGCCATATCAGGTGCAGTAGCACAAGCAGCAGCAGCAGGACCGTTGAAAGACGCAGTGACAAAGGGCACGGCTATAGCACAGACAAGTGAAGGCACTACTGTAGGTGTAGGCAAATTTGCGTTGACGCCAAAAGCATTAGAACAAGCAGGACAATTAAAGCCTGGTTCGGCAGCATTAGTTACTTCATTAGCAGCATCTACAGGTAATGTAGCAACAAGCATGACTAATAATCTGTTTACTGGTAAAGATGGTGCAACCAATCTAACTAGCCTTGTAGATAAAGTTGATACTCAAGCAAAAGCTTTGACTACAAACTTACAACAAGCACAGACTAAACTACAAAACGCAGGCGCTATTACAGGCAATGAATCAGCAGGACAATTAGGCGGCATGGTCATGAGCGCAGCCAAGAACGGCGTAGGCGCTACAGTAGATGCTATTAAAAATTCGGCAGGGTCATTGCCAGGAGCACCAAACTTACCAACAGGCAAATTAAATTCAGTGATGGGCGATATAAGCGCAGGTAATTTCGCAGGTAAGATAGGCGAAGGTGCTGCAGGTGCCTTATCTGGACTACAAAGTTCACTAGAAGCAGCAGTAAATTCACCAAGCCTCGCTGCTGTAGCAGATCAGGCTAAAGGAATAGCAGCCGGCGCATTTAGTGCCATAACATCATCATTTAAACCCATGGAAGCAGGAAAGCCACAGAATTTGACAGCATTAGCAAAAGAAGCAGCAGAGGCAACAACTGAAGCAGGATTATCGGGAGCTACAAACTCATTAACACAAGCAGCTGGCTCATTAGCAGGCAAGGCTAAAGAAGCAAAAGCCGGAGCACTTGATAAGTTAACATCTATGGCAACTGGAAAAACAGGTATCGGTTCCGTCACTGGGGCAGATATAGGCAGCATAGCGGCTAGCGCAAGTAAGTTATTGCCATCAGGTGGTAGCATAGCAGATAGTTTAGTAAAAACAGCAGGTTCGTTATCAGGATCAAATCTAGGTTCATTAACCAGCACAGGCAGTGCGTTATTAGCAAGTTCAGGTAAATCAGCACAAACAGTGGCTACAGCATTTGCAGGCTCGGTAGCAGGAGGATCATCAGCATTAACTTCAGCAGCAGCAGCAAAGGGCGGCAGCGTAGCAGCAGTAGCCTCAACAGTAGCAAGTGGTTTAAGCAATTTACCGGGCGGTCAGGGAGCAGTAAGTAGCATAACCAATCTTGCTAAAGGCGCATCGCCAGCATTACCCGGCACAGCGGATCTAAAGTCTGCTATTACCGGAGCCGCTACAGATAAACTCAATAACTTAGGCGGTAGTTTAGGAGGCTTGGCGGGCAAAGCCAATGATTTACTTAGCAAAGCAAAAGACGGTGCAGGCTCACTGACTTCATTGCTATCGTCTGGATTACCTGCAGGCGCAGCTGCACAACTACAAAGCGCATTAGGCAGCATAGCAAGCGCAGGATCAGGTATCAAAGTACCTAGCATCGCACTTAATACAACAGATAGATCAAGCATTTCTAGTGCTATCTCAAGTCAATTGGGAGATCCTGCGATACCAGCGCCGAAATTTGGTGAAGTAGATGAGGCAGCAAAGTCTACCATTGAAGATTTTGCTAAACAAAAGTCTGAATATATCATTGAGCAAGGCAAATTATTAATAGCATCTTTGAAGGCTGAAACTAAGATGATAGAAGCACTAGACAAATATTTAAAAGCGCAACAAAATTTACCTGCAGGTGATCCACAGATTGATATAGAGAAATCTATGTATGATGCAGCGATAGGAGAATACACTGCATCACAGGATAAACTTGTTAAACTAGATGAGCAATATCCTGCTGTAGCACTTGCTTTATATGGAAATGCACAGACGACAACTGACAGCCCAAACACAAGCAATACAACTGTTACTGTAGTTCAAACTAAAGTTATCGGAAGAATAGTAAGTGGCGCTACTGCGACTGGTATCGGTGCAGCAACTTAATAATTAAAGGTAATGCATAATTTTAAACTATAAATATCAGTATGCCACAATATATCGGATTCAGTACAATAAATGCTAATAAACCTAAGACAACTAATGCCCCACCAGGTATTGATGGGGGCGTAGGATCATTAGTAAATCCTGTAATTCCAGGTA